CTCTTTCAGGTAATCGCGCATGGCGACGGCTTCCTGCCGGTAAACCTCCGTGACCTCTTTTTCCCGGGTCTGTCCGTTCAGGGCATGGGAGCGGTCGATTTCGGTCTGTTGTTCCCCGGTCAGCCCGGCGGCGTTGGTGCCGGTGACGCCCGCCTTTCGGTTCAGCTCGGCCAGTTCCCGCGCCTTCTTTTCGATCTCGGCTTTCTGCCGGTCATAGTCGGCGTCTATCCGGGCCAGTTTCTTCTGCGTGCCTTCCTCCTGCAAGTCGAGCCAATCCTGTTGGTTCTGTTGTTCCAGAGCCAGCAACTCGTCATTCAGTTTCTGCCGGGCCTGCATCCGCTTTTCCTCCTCTGTCTTGGCGGTGTCGTCATCAGTCACGACCTGGTCCGGTAATCGGAGAGTCCCGCTTCCTTGAAGATTCTGATTGCCTCTTTCTGGAACCATTCGACCTCATTCAGGTAATGTTGTTTTTTATTTTCCTCCTCTTGCAGGGCTTTGTTAAAGGCTGTCTCTGCCGGATCGCTTCCATATTGGCCGATGTTGTCCCCGCCAAAAAACATGTTGAGCTTTCCGCCGGCGCCCCAGAACGGGCGGTACTCTTCCTTGCCCTTGCTGCGGATTTCGTTGGCCTTCTCGTCGGCTTCTATGGCTTTTTTAATATAGGACTGAGCCTTTGCCTGCATGAACAGGGACTCGACATAGGCATTCCCCTTTTGTATGAGTGTGTCATACCACTCGGTCAGGGACTTGTAAGTGCCGAACGTGTCGCCGTATTTCCGGTTCAACTCGTCGACCTTGTTCTTCTCCTGCTCTTTCGTGCCGATAAAGTCTCTCAACTCGCAGAGGGTGTTGTCCAGCTCGGCACGGGTGCGTATGGAAACGGCATGTCCTTCTTTCTCTACCTCGTTTTTCTCCTGCAGGGCTTTTTTCAAGGCGTCGACTCCGTCTTTGGCGCTGAACAGCCCTTTTACCCAGTCTACCAGTTCGTCGCCGTACGATGACCAGCAGCATGATGCCTGTCGTCAGGGCGGTCTGCCACGAGAACAGGGAGGAGAGGATTTGTTTCCATACCGGCACGCCCTTTTGCCCGGATTTCACCAGATTGTCATATTCGACCCGCGCCCTTTTTACCTCGTCCGCGAAAATGGGCAGGTTGTTGGAGATGGCGAGGAAAAACATCTGGGGTCCCATAGCCAGAGAGGGCATTTCCCGGGCCATCTGTTGGATACTCATGTGCAGGCCGTTGAATTGCCGCTTGGCGGCGGGCAGTTCCGGGGGGACTGTCTGTGTGGCCTCTGCGGTCGCATCCAGCTGTTTTAACCGGGATTCCAATTCGGCGATTTGCTTTTCGAGCGCTTTGATACCGGCCATGTTTTCACTCTGGTCGAGATTCGGGGAGGCGTTTTGTCCGACCCTGCGCAATTCTTCCATTTGCTCCGTGAGCCCGGCTATGGCGGTACGCAACCTTTGGGCTTGACTGTCCATTTCCGACGATGCGGCGGTCGCCTTGCCTTTCAGCTCGTCCACCTTGCGGCCGGCCTTGTCGAGAGCCCCCGACAGGCGGTCCTTCATCAATATCTCTACTTCTACCGGTTTCATTGCCATGTTATCTCTTCAAATTGCTTTGGAAAAATCCCACGATGTCGGCGGCCTCGTCCTCCGCGCTCTTCTCCTCCTGTTTCTTCCGGATATAGCGGGGCGCGTCTGCCAGCATCATAATCAAAGTCTGGAAGTTCACACCTTCCAGTATGTACTTTACCTTCCAGCCGGTGGCGTCGGCCACCTGCCAGACAAATCCGAAGGGGCTATGGGAAGGCTCGAATACCGTCTTTAACTCCCCTTGTCTCTTTGGCTCTGTCTCAGCTCCATCGGGTTCGTCCTCTCGGCTGATCTGATAATACTCGTAAAAGGGTCGGTGCCCAACAGGAACACGAAGCTGTGCATGGCGGCCGAGACATACTCGGTGTCTATCCAGTTGCGTACCAGCCATGCCGTTGCCCCGACCAGCAGCCGGCGGCTGATCCAGCCGCGACACAGGGTATAGGCCACCATGCGGCTCACCTGTTTGCCATGTGACACGAGGAAGGCCATTTCCTCCTCCTTCGTAAACTTGTTCATCTGTTCCGCCGTCACCCCTAACGAGAGGTACACCCGGGCCAAGCGAATAAGCCCGCCCAGCCGGGGGCGGCGCATGACGACCCGCAGGCGCAGGGGTTTGCGGAACGGGAGGCGGATATCCTTCAAGGGGACGGACACGCCCCGGTCCAATAGGGCGGCCGCCCCCTCGCTGCTGTATGAGCGTGCGACTTTCTCGTCCATACGTTAATCCGATGGGGTGTCGTTGATTTCGTAAGGAGCGGCTTCCGCTTCCTCCGGCTTGTTCACTTTCAGCTGGCACTCTATCTTGGAAACCTCGGTCAGCGTCAGCTTGCCGCCCAAGTTGGCCATGATGGTACCGTTGGGGATCTTCATGGTCTGACCTGAGACGAACTTGATTTCCCACGGGCCGCGAAGCTCCACCAAGTCGGTGGGGGCTTTCCAGCCGGTATAATTCCCTACCGAGCCTACCAGCGTGCCGCCCAGCACGGCCTGTATGTTCTCGTAATCCAGCTGAATGAGGTTGAACGTCGGCGCAATGGTCGCGTTCCTTATTGGCCAGCGTCAGCGCCGGGGCATCGGGGACCTGCTCGGCCTCGATGTCCGTACTCTCGGCCTTTGTGCCGCCCCAGTCCCAGCTGCCTTTTTCGATGTAGCCGATCTCTTTACTGTTGAATTTTACCACGGCTATGCCGTATATGAATTTCTTAGTTGCCATTCTTCAATTTGTTTTTGATGATTATCATTCCTAATATCGTTATCGCTATCCCGGCGACGAGCCCTGTGAAAAAGGTTTTAACGGGGTTCGAACGCTGTTTTAATTCCGCTTCGTACAGGTCGGCCATGCCTTCATAGCGCTCGCGCCATACCGAGGAGGATTTCTCGTAATACTCACACTGTCGCTGCAGGCTGTCGCAAGAGGCATAGACCACGATGGTTCCGGGTTCCTTCCCCTTGCCGATGTCGAGACGGGCCTGTCCGCTCTTGGCATGAAACGATGAACCCTCCGGCAGTTTAAGGAGGCTGTCCGTCGGTATCTCCAGCCTCACCTCCGACATCGGTACCGTTTCCGTCCGTATCCGGCGAACTTCTCGCGCGAGGATATCCCGTTGCTCCGTCTCCACCGTCCGCAGCTTTTCCCGCACTGCCTCTCGTGAGGTCGCGCAGCTTGAAAATAACAGGGCAGTCAGCACGAAACTTGCAACTGTTAGCCGTCTCGATGGCTTTACGGAAGCGGGCCATCTCCCGCTTGGTCGAGCCAAGCTCCTTTTTCGCTTCCCGCAAATCTTCTCTGGTCTCACTCAGTTCCTTTTTTAAGGGTTCGACAATGTTCTCTATCAATATCCGGGTGGCCTGTTCAGTGTTGCCTATCCGGACTGTTTCGGCTTCCGCCTTCGCTTTCTCCGCTTCGGCATTCGCCTTGCGGACGGTCGCTTTCAGAGTCAGAAGTCCGACAACCGCCGCCAACAGGCCGCCGCCCAGTATCCAGTTAAGCATTTCACTGAACTCCATAGGACTGCCTGTTTATGACTTGCTTCCCGACTTTTTAGCGATAAGGCCGATAAGCCATTGAACCAGTCCCGTATCCGCAATCCCGTTCGCCACGAAGGAGGCTCCTAAACCGTAAAGCAGGGCGATATACCATTGGACGTCCGACACGAATCCGGCATCAAGCCACCATAGCAACATGGCGGCCGCCATACCGACACACCAACTGACAAGCAGGGTAAGCAGTCCGTTCATTTTGGGAAACAGGGCTTTGATACCTTCCGTCAGCAATACCACACAACCGGCAAATCCGGCAAAAGTGGCGATCATGATGTCATAATCTGTACCGGTGGATACATCGCCCGTTTGGGCAAATGCGGCTGATACAAACACGAGTATCAGCATGAAAAAACAAATCAACTTTTTCATTTCATTCTTTTTTTATGGGTTTATTCCTATTGATTTCAACCAAGCCCGCACGTCGAACGAGGGGCAGGCTTTCGCCGCCAGCTGGTTGTGGCCGACAATCTCCACGTCGGGGAGGCGCCGGTGGAAATCCTTCACGTAGGTTTCCATCGCTTTCCGCTGTGCGAGGGTGCGGGTGTCCACGGGAGTCTTGCCGTCGGCGGCGACACCGCCCACGTACACAACGTGCCGGGCTGTCGTGTTGTACCCTTTTGCCCCATTGGTAATCTCCCACGGATCGACCTGCGCATCCTCGTTGTTGTCCACCAGCCTCTCCACACGCCCGTCGAGGTGTATCATATCGGTGTATCCTACCTGCTTCCAACCCCGCCCGACAGGGGGTGCGGAGGTGTGCCAGCGACGGATCTCGTCGGCCGTCACCTCACGCCCTTCGGGGGTGGCGGTGCAATGCAGTACCAGATATTTCAACTTTCCCATGACTTACTCAGCTTGATAGCCACTGGCCATAACGACACCCGCATCCGCTTTCTTGAACATACAGATGAAGTAATGGCGGAAATTGACTTTGTTACGTTGGTACTCGGGGTCGTTCTCGGCCGGACTCCAATACATCTTGGTAGAGCCGGTGGCCTTGAACACCCGCGGTGTATAGAACGCGAACGAACACTGGAATTCTCCGGTAGAGGCCGTGGCTCCCACAGCTTTCTTTTTGCCGGCAGTGGTATACAGCGGGTTATTGGCGTATTCGTAGATATCGAATCCAAACATTCTGCCCACCTTGCCTTCACCCCGGTTGATATTATACTGTTCCTTGAAATTCTGTTCGGTCTCGAGCAGGTCGTTCACGTGATCCGGGCAGAGAACCAGACGCCGATTGGTCGTGGGGACTTTCAACTTGTCGAGAGCCGCTTTCATTCGTATCACGTCGCTGATGTTCAATTTCAAACGCCCTGTCTTTTCATCCCGGCTTCCGGTCGTCGTCAAAACGGGAGTGGTCGCAGTGTCTTCATTCGCACACAGGGCATGGGCCGACTTGGCGAATTTACTGTCGTTTATCGCGTTGGCATGGCTTTCTTTCACCCGTGCGATCTTGTCGTAGCTCAGTGCATACAGCTCATCGTCGGTAATCGGGGTTACTTTCGTCTGGAACTTGTCGAGGCTGATGGAGATGTCTCCGTCTTTCAATTCCTGCAAGGTAATGGGATAAGTCGTGTTGTTGATCAGCACGTCTGGGTCGACACCGACATCGACGAGATGGATTACATCGTTATTCACTACCGACGAGCTGTCGGGCACGCCATCGAGCCATGTGCCTTCAAGGCCGGCCCGCAACGACTTGACCAGTTCGCCCGTCCAGATTTCCGTTAATACGCCTTCGCGGAGCGTACCGGCGGGAAGAGCTCCTCCGATTACGCCGGAAACGATATTCATTCCTATGGCTCCGGTCAGCGGAGAGAGTCCGACAGCCGCGCCCAGCAAAGCTCCTGTAACTGCGTTGAACAGGAGCGAAAAAAGAATCGCTACGATTTTGCTCATTGTTATTTCGTTTTTAAGGTTGATACTCAAATTTCGCACTCCATGCCATACTCGGCTCTGTACAGGCGTCTGTATTCGTCGGGCTGCTCTTTTCTCAGTTCCAACAACTTGTCGGCAGGCACTTCGCTAAGTTTCGCATATTTTCCCGGATCTTCCACTTTTCCCGTGCCTTGATGGCCGAGAACAGTCGAGAGCTTCACATGCGGCGACATGGCAGACAACATCGACGACAGTTTTTCCGCACCGATCTCTTTGCCGAGGTTGACAAACTCCTCTTTCTTGTCCGCGGAGATTCGTTTCTCACCGATGGCCGTATTTACAAGGGCCGTGATATTGGCGAGGGTCAGCTCATCTTTTTCCCGTTTGAGTCGCACATTCTCCTCCTGGGCTGCATGGAGTTCGCCGAGTTTAGCAGTGATTTCGGCCTCGGTCGCCGTTTCCGGCAGCCCTAACTGCAAGGCTAATTTTTTTTGTTCCATTTGTTCCTGTTTTATAGGGTTAGTATTCAAGATGGGCAGCGGGCATTCGCCGTCCTTGCCCAATGTTATTTGTTTTCCGTCTTTTTTGAGCACGAGGGCATCGTCGTTGGCCCCGATGTCCACGACCGATACCTCGAACAGTTTGCTTTTGACGATGGTCGGGCTGGTCTGTCCCACAACCAGGTATTCGCTGTCTCGCTCATCTCTCTGATGTCGAGCCCGGCGCTGACCATTTTCAGGCTCCCGAATTCGAATTGGCGCTTGCAGCGCTTGCTCAGTTCGGTCACCTCGTCAAAGACCAGCTCTCCGGTCACTTCGTCGTTTTCTATCCGTATGTCCTTTACGTAACCTATGACACTCCCCCGTTCGTGCATATACAGCAGCACGGGGTTGCGCATATACTGCTCCACGTCCATACCGGCCGTCAATACCCGGGTACCATAGCTGTTCAGGCTGTCGTTCGATATACGCACTCTTTTTCCCATTGAAATCTGTTTTTTGATTGTGATTGTGACTTTTTGATTGCGATTGTGACGCAATATTACAGGCTAAATATCTCATCTCCAAAAATGTATGAAACGGTTGCATACTTCTGTGAAACCATTTCACAGAAGTTTGGAAACGCGGCGAAAACCGACCAATTTTGCTCATGCAACACGGTTGCAAACAGCCGTTTCAATTCTATATTCCATAAAACGATATGACAAAGGCCGAAACCGAAAAGAAAAAATCATTGGCGCGGACGCTGTATATGGCCGGACTCGGGCAGAACGAGATCGCCGACAAGGTCGACGTCTCCCGCGTGACCGTATCCAAGTGGTGCAACACCGAGGGCTGGAAAGAGGCGCGCGCCGCCAAGAATGTAACCCGTCCCGAACTGGTCAACAAACTGCTGCTCACCATCGACACGCTCATCACGCAGGTCAACGATTCGAAAGATCCTGCGCTCGTTGCCGGATTGGGCGACAAGCTGGCCAAACTGTCGGCAGTCATTGAAAAACTCGACAAGAAGGCCAACGTGGTCGATGTCATCGAGGTGTTCATGGCATTCTCCAAATGGATCGAGTTCCGTTCGACCGTCGACCCGGAAGTGACCCCCGAACTCATCAAGGCCATCAATAAGTATCAGGACTTATACATCACCCAACAGATGGGAATCAAATAAGGAGGGGAGCTGCCTATGGCTACGCAAACGGAAAAGAAACTGGCATACGAACGGTGGAAAGAGCTCTGCAAAAGGGTACAGTCCATCACGGATACCTCCGTCATGGCTCACGAGACACTTGCCGAACAGGACAGGCGCAAGCAGCGTCTGCTGAACAACTATGCCGCTTTCTGCGAGTATTATTTTCCCCACTATCTCACCCTGCGCGACAAAACCACCGGAGAGGTGATCCGTACCGTGCACAATGCTCCCTTTCACAATGCGGCAGCCGTCAAGGTCAGAAACACCCCCGATTTGAAGGCGGTATTCCAATGGCCGCGCGGCCACGCCAAATCGACCCATTTCGACATCTTTATACCGATCTGGCTCATGTTCCAGCCCAAACGTCTCATCAATTTCATGGTGGTGGTCGGCAAGTCCGAGGACAGTGCCGTCAGGCTTCTGGGAGACATACAGGCCGAGCTCGAACACAACCAACGCCTTATCGCCGATTTCGGGAAACAGCGGGGCAGCGCCTCCTGGCAGGAGGGGGAATTCAAGGCCGCCAACGGGGTCAAATTCCTGGCCTGCGGACGGGGGCAGTCTCCCCGTGGTCTGCGTGACCGGGAAAGCCGCCCGGATTATATCGTCATCGACGACCTCGACG